GTCAGCCCGTCCGACAACGGCGTGATCGTGGAAACCGTGTTCATTCACGAATCCGGTGAAGTAATCAATTGCGGCCAATTGCACGTACCGGCCAGCAAACACGACGCCCAGGGTTACGGCAGCGCGTTGACCTATGCCCGCCGTTACTCACTTATGGCAGCCTGTGGCATCGCCCCCGAAGATGACGACGGCAACGCGGCAAGTAAACGCCCAACGGCGCCAGCAATCCCAACGCCTGACATTACCGACCACCTGGCAGCCATCCAGGCCAGCGCCAACAGCGACGAATTGGCCAAGGTTTACAAAGATGCCTTTGACGCTTGCCAGGGCAACCAGGCATTGCAAGCCAAAGTAATGGCAGCCAAAAAAGAACGCGTGGCCCGTGCCAAAAAAGAACAATTAATCAAAGGAAATGAAAATGTCTGACGAAATCGAACAACGTAGCGACGAATGGTTTGCCGCCCGCCTGGGCAAAGTTACCGCTTCCAAAGTGGCCGACGTGATGGCCCGCACAAAGTCGGGTTATAGCGCCAGCCGCGAAAACTACATGGCCCAACTGGTGGTCGAACAAATCACCGGCACACGCCAGGAATCGTTCACCAACAGCGCGATGCAATGGGGAACCGACCAGGAACCCTTCGCCCGCGGCGCATACGAAGCGGCCACCGGCAACATGGTTGAGGAAGTCGGGTTTGTGAACCACCCAACCATTGCAATGGCTGGCGCGTCACCCGACGGCCTGATTGGTGACGACGGCTGCGTGGAAATCAAATGCCCCAACACGGCCACCATGATTGAAACGCTGTTGACCGGGGCCATCCCGCAAAAATATTTCGCGCAAATGCAATTCCAAATGGTTTGTGCTGGCCGCGCCTGGTGCGATTACGTGGTGTTCGATCCACGAATGCCAGCCAAGGCGCAATTGTTTATTAAGCGCGTCCCGCGTGATGACGTGTTCGTCGCCGACATGGAAGCGGAAATTATCAAGTTCCTGGCCGAAACCGCGGTCAAGGTCGATCAACTGAAAAAAATCATTGGGGAATAAATCATGGCAAAACTTATCAACGAAATCACCGTAATCACCGGCACGTACAACAACGCTCAAGGACAGCAAAAAAACCGCTACCAACGCATCGGTTCAATCATTGACACCAAGAACGGGCCAATGCTCAAAATCGACGTGATCCCGCTGAAAGAAGGCGGTTGGGATGGTTGGGCATACATCAACGAACCACGCGAACGCGACGACCAGCCGCAAGGCCAGCAACGCCGCCAGGCGCCGCAAGGCAGCGGGTTTGACGATATGGCCGACGATTTGCCAAACTTCTAAGGGGCTGGCCATGCAATTGGATTTTTTTGGCGACGAAGGCGATTACTTGGCGCAATTAAAAACCAACTGGCGGGCCACCATCGAAGGCGACGGGGGCAATTGCCCCTGTTGCGGGAAATGGGGCAAGGTAAGCCCCCAGGGCATGAACGAAACACGCGCCTTGGCCCTTTTATGGCTTTCCCGCGCCCCTTCCGATGATGATGGCTGGGTTGATGTTCCAAAAATTGGCCCGCGGTGGTTGCTGCGCGGCAAAACGCACACAACGTTGCAGCATTGGGGATTCGTTGAACCTGGGGTAAATACCGACACCACAAAAAAAGCGGATGGCGCCTGGCGGGTGACTGCAAAGGGCTTGCACTTTATTTGCGGAACGATTACCGTTCCACGTAAGGCATACATTTACAACAACGTTGTTGAAGGCTGGTCGGATGAATGCGTTTCGTTCAGGGATTGTTTTGGCCGACATTTTGACTATGCCGAAGTGATGGCCGACAACTTCAATTTGAATGCGATCAAATTATGAATTGCTGTGACGACGTTTGCACCCAGGCCCACAATTGCCCCGCACACGCGACCGTGTGGGTTTGCCCGTTCTGTTACGTAAAAGGCTGCCAAACGCCCGATACGTGCCGTTCCTTGGCCATCCGCAACCATACCCTAGACGAAGTGGCTGCGGAATTCGAAAAGATGACCAGCCTGGGCGACACCGCGGCGTCGTTTGCGGTGTTCGTCAGGAACATGAAACGATGATTTACATTGACGTTGGCCTGGTGCTGATTTGGCTTGGCTTGTCGCTGCTGATTTTGTCGTTGTTGGCTTGGGCTTTATGGATGCTGTTTGATTAGGCGAACAAACGCGTTCCGGCCTTGTCAATAATCAATGCTTGCTGGCGCGGATTGTCGCCAGGATTGCTTGGAATGCTTATATGCGTCCAGCGGTCAAATTCGCGAATTACCTGGTCGTACCCAATACCGGCAGCAATCACCGCCCGCACCACCTGGTCGGGCGTCATGCCTGGCACACGAATGTCCGCAGCGCAACCAATCCGATGCTGACTGGTGTCTTTTGATCCAACCGCATCATTGACCGCTTTGCTGCGAAATGCGGAATTGACCATGATGGGCTTGTCGCCCAAAATTGTTCTGACTTGTTCCAAGAATTCAGCCAATCGAACCAGGTTGGCGGTTTCGTCAACGTTGGGGATGTTGTCCAGTTGGCGGTGATCGGTGTGGGTCAATTCTTCCAGGCTGAAATGTTTGGACAGGCTCATTTTTTGTTCCTCATATCAACAATTTTTTCCAATGTGCGGCCACCAAAATAAAACGACATTACCAGCATTCCCCATTGGCCCAACAGCGTGACATATGCTTCGTTGGCGTCGTAATCAAAGGCTGACATCATGGCAAACACAAAGTAACCCACAAAAATGGCCACCAAGGTCATGGGCCGGATGTTTTTGGATAACCACGAATCCGACGACATATCCGCTTTCAAGCGATCGGTCAGGTTGTTTTGTTCGGTTTTGTACAGGTCGGTGTCGTTGGCCATTTTGGCCAGTTCGCCATCCTGGGCCATTTTGGCCAGTTCTAATTGCGCCTTGGCTTTTGCTTCGGGATCGGGAATCAGTTTGTCGATCAACTTACCGCCGACATTTAACAACGCGTCAAGTGCAAACATGGCTTACCCCTTTGATGTTGTGATTTGGTCATCGCCTTTGCTGACGGTGACTTTTTCGCCTTCAACCGTAACTTTCATGGGCTGTTCTTTGCGATCCAGTTTGTCCAGTTTGCCAATCAAGTCTTTGATGACGTCAAATTCAGGACGTTCCTGTTTGGCAGCCGTTCCAGCAATGCCGTTCAACATGGAAATCAAAGCGGTCAACGATGCGCCCAAAAGGCCCATCACGGCGGCAATTTTGTCTTTGTCCAACACCAGGCTGGACGCAACCCCAATGGCCACAATTAGCGTAATGTAAAACAGGCCATGCTTGCCGATGGCGCGGCCAGCAACGTCCTTTGCGGGGCTTTGTGCTTCCAGGCGTTTTAGTTCAACTTCAGCCTGGGCCTTAATAATGGCAATTGATTGCTGTTCGTCCATACATCCTCACTTATGAAAATAACTAGACATATAACCGACCGCGCTGGATGCAGCCGACACTAGGGCCATGCCAACCCAAAACCCACCGCGGCCCTGGTTGGCCAGCGCAACCAGTTTTTCTAGGTTGCCTTCCATCTTGTCCATTTTTTTGTCCATGTCGTCAAACCGGCGTTCGTAGTCCTGAACCTTTTGCCACAACACGCCATATTTGACCGGATCAATTCCGGATTCCTCAAACTGCGCCATTTCACTTTCCTTTTTGACTGATTTCATCTAATGTGCTTCCGGCGCCTGGTTTCAATGCTTCAGAGGCTTCCTTGCGTTCACGCGATGATCGGATCACGCGGCGGGCTTCGCTGCCAAGCGGGTATCCAAATGTTTTTAAACCAATAACGTTGCCAACTTGTTCGGCGCCACCAGCAGCCTTATTGGCCAAGTAACCCACCAGGGTGTTGGAATTGTTGACAAACGATCCACGGGGCTGGAATTGCGTGTACGCAGCCACATTGCCCAGGGTGCGAAGTTGTAACTGGCTTTCAGGGTCAAAGATGGCCCCAAAGTTGTTCACGTCATCCAACCGCTTGACGGCCTTGTTGTAGTTGGCTTGGCTGAAATTGCCCTTACCGTCCACAATGCCAGCCTTATCCGACAACCAATTGATGGTTCCGGCCTTCATGTGCTGGTGGGCTGGCGAATCGCGGCCCAACGTGTCCACCATGGTGTTGATGTTTTTGTTGACGCCGTTGACCACAAATTTGTCAAAATATTTGTCGGCGGGTACAGCGTCATCGACCGCGGCTTTATAGGCTGGGTCTTTTTTCAACGCATCAAAACGGGCTTTTGCCAGGCCGCGGGCGGTATCTGCCAGCCCTTTGAATTGTTGGGCTTCGGCTTTCAGCGGCAACCCTTCCAAGGCGTCGCGCACAATGCTGGCGGCCATGGCTGCGTTACCGTCGCCGCTGCGTTCGGCTCTACGAATTTCCGTAGCCAAGTTGGTACGCATGGCTTCAAACTGTTCAAACGTCATTGGCTCGCCGTTTTTAAAACGATCCAATTGATTTTTAATTTGAGGCGACAAAAAATCCGTTTTTAATTTTTTAGCCAATCCACGTTCGGCATTTTGCGCCAGCGTCACACCGTCCACGGGAAAGTCACCACCGGCAGCATCTTCCAACGCTTTGTAGGCTTTGGAAATGTCCGCGCTGCGGGTGTCATCCAGGGCTTTGTAGGAATCAATGATTGCCTGGCTGGATTCAATTGTTTTGGTGGCGTACACGTCCGGCGCTGCGCGTTCGCGAATCAATGGCACGTTATCCACCAACTGCTGGTTTTGTTCGTTAAAACGACGCGCAAAATCCGGTTGGCTGCCGCGCAAATTTTGTTCTTTGGACAATTGCACCACGTCGCCGGTCGATTGGCCTTTTGTCAACCTAACAGGCACGGGCAACGAATCGGCTTCCAAGTGACGCAACACCACGGGCGTGTTTACTTTGTCCAAAGGCATATTGCCGTACAACTGCTGGAATTCAGGTGTGGCGCTTTGCAATGCCTGGCGAACAATGGTGGCGTCCGGTACACCGGCTGCGCCCACGCTTGCGCGACCGGCTGGTGGAACGGCCTGTGGCGGCACGGGCATACCTGGTACTGTGGGTTGACCTTGAACGCCCAACGTTGGCGCCTTGGCGGGCGTTTTGGTGGTTCCTGGCGCAATTGCTTCGGTTGTGGCTCTGACAACATTCTTAACAGGCGTAGGGGTGACGTCAGCCACGGCGCTTACAACTTTGCCACCGGCTTGTTTTGCGGCTTGTGTGGCCAGTCCGACTTCGGTGCGAACGGCCTTGCTGAACGGGGCCGCTGTCATGCCCAGGTTCATGTAATATTCAACTTCAGCCTTTGGCATACCGGTTTGTTTGCTGATCCATTCAGCGCCCTTGCCAACGTTTTCGCTAATAAAATTCATCAACTGCTGGCTGGCTTCGCCCTTGTATTCAGGCGTTTCGGTAACGCCAAACGCTTTGCCAAACGGCTTGTCGATTGCGCCCGATACCTTTGCCTGGGTGGCTGCGGCTTCATCAGGCGATTGACCGGCAGCACGGGCGCCAGCATATGTGACCATGCCAGCGACGCCAGGAACAACACCGTAAATTGTGTCAGCCAGGGCAGCCGATCCGCGTAAAACCGACGTGACTTTGCTGGCCACTTTGCCTTGCTTTGGTTTTTCGCCAAACGCGTCGGTTACCGCTGCGTTGATGGCGTCAGGATTCATCAAGTCGTCCATGGTCAATTGACCTTCGGGCGCTTTACCGGCGGGCGCGGCTGCTGGCGCGGCTGCGGTTGGCTTGGATGATGTACTGCCCAAAACTTTTTGGACGTAACTGGTCGGGTCTTTTGTGACAAAACCACCGTAATCTTTCAACGCCAGTTCAATGTTGCCGTTGTGGCGCTGCGCCATTTGTGTCAACAATTTCCTGGCGGCTTCACGGGATTCGTTTTCATCAAACGGGTTAAATTTGATGCCCTGTTTGTGCATCATTTGAACCGTGTCAGGCATAAACTGATACGGCCCCATGGCCTTTGTTTTTTTGTTAATGGCAAAGGTATCGCCGCCGCTTTCAACGTTTCTTAGGCTGTCCAACAGTTGGTCGGAAATGACAATGTTGGATCGGCCAGTTGTGGAAGTTGTGGGCGTGGGTGCGGCGGCTGCGGGTTTAGGCGCGGCTGCGGGCTTGGGTGCGGCGGCTGGCTTTTGTTTCATGCCGAACGCATCGCCCACCGCGGCATCAATTTGGGCGGGGTCTAAAAATTCGACGGCCATTATTGCCCCCTAATAAGTTGCTGCATTCTGCCAATGTTATCCACCAGGCGTTTGTAGCCAGGCGTATTCGGGCCACCGGCTGCGGTGACCACTTCACGAATGGCGTCTTTGTCATTGTTCCGCATGGCGTCAAACAAGCGAACCGCGTTAATGTCAACCGTCTGCGACCATTTGTTTTGGAAGTCGCGGGCGGCGAACGGATCGTTTTTCGATGCCGCAAATGCGTTTTGAACGCCCTGGTTAAACAGGTCGGTTGCGGTGGACAACGCACGGTTGACGCGGGCGGTCTGTTTGATCGCTGGCGCTGTCCAACTGGTTGTGCCGGAAATTTCGCCAGCAATACCGCGGGCGGCGTCCGTGCCACCAAGGCCCGACGAATTGGCCAGCGATGCGGTTTGCAGCGCCATGTAATGGCCCAACTGGTTCAGGTTGGTAGCGTTGTCGCTGGTAAACGGGATCGCCGCATAACCGCCGGTCAAATTGCCAACAAAACTTGCACCTTTACCGGTGATTACGTCGTCAGCCAGTTTGATGATCTGATTGTTGTTGAACGTTTGCAAAGGCACTTGCTGGGCAGCGTTCATGCTGTTTGTGCGTAGGTCGTTAGCCGCTTGCAATGTTTGTGGCGTTTCGCCAGGACGCAAACGCGCCACGGGCGTTGTGCCGCCAGGTGCAGCGGCGCCAGGCGCAACGGCGGGGGCTGCGGACGACACCGGCGCGCCAGGAACAGGGGCGTTAGGGGCCGTCGAAACAGGGCGCGGCATTTGACCAGGCAGTTCAGCAGCGCTAGGCGTACCCGTTCCAGCGCGTTGACCAACAAACCGACCGTTGGCATCGAACACGTTGACGATGGGATTGTTGTTGACGTCCACTTGGCCGGTTGGCACTTCGCGGCTGCCTGGGCCAAGTTGCGCGGTAACCAATGGCTGATTGGACACGGTGGTGGTCGGCGCTTCGCCAGCCACCGATGGACGGGTGGTTGTTTGAAATGTCGCCGCGCCGGTTGTGGCCGTGCCAGCCTGGGGGGCAAATGTTGTTTGCTGTTGTGCTGGGTTCAACAATGAATTGGCGCCGGAAATAGCCAGCGAAGGCAAATCGGCATCACCAGGCAGCACGTCAATTGTGGTTTTGTATGCGCCAACCAAGTTGGCCAATTCGCGATTATTAGGGTTTTCCTTAACCAACTGATCCAGTTCGCCAATGTATGCGCGTTTGTCTTTGACGCCCAAACGACCCATAAGCGATAAGCGCGACGCAATCATTTCGCGCTGGGTTTGCGTCAGGTTTTGCGCGGCCTGAACAGCGGTGGTTTGCGCGTTGCCCAAGGTGGTGTATTTGCTCATCCAATCGGCGCCGGTCAGCGGGGCGATTTTTGGAATTTCAGCGTTAAGTTTGTTGATATCGACGCGGCCTTCCGTTTGGAAATTTTCGGGGCGCGATAAAAATTCGGTGATGCGGTTGCGTTCTTGTTCTTTTTGCTTTTCTAGGGTTAAACCAATTTCGCCTGTTTTGTAATCTTGAACGCCACGGGCAAAGTTGACCATTTCGCCTAGGCTCATGCCTGGCACGGGTTTGATTTGTGCAGCAACGGGGGTAACGCTTAAATCTGCCATGTTCTTATCCTTTCAGCAACGAATACATCAACGCGCTGTTGCCGATATTGCCAAATGCGCCAGCATAAGCATTCGCTGAACCAACTTGGCCAGCGCCAATTGCGGTGGCCCCGCCAATAGCCGCTTGACCAATATTGCCCGCAGCCGTCGTGCCAGCCTGGTTGACTTGGCTTTGACCTGTTTGGCCAATACCGGCAACACCAGCCAGCGTGTTGTAAATGTTTTGGCGCTGCGCGATTACCTGGGGCATTGCAGTTCCCAGCGTGTAATCCAAGGCAAACTTTTGTGCTGCGCGATCCACGTTTGAACCACCGCCGCCAACGTTCATGTTTTGACGCGATGCGCCCGTGCCTTGCTCGATGGCAAACTGGTAACCAGGAAGGCCCAAGATTTCCTCACGCGAAACCGGCGCCGTTAAACTAGGCAGCATTTCGCCGATACGGGTCAGGGCGCCATAACCGGCTTCACGATATGGCCTTTGTTGCTCGTTAATGGTTTCAAACATTTGCCGCTGAACATCAGCGGCGTATTGCGTAGCGCCAGCCTGGGTTGATGCCGCTGATTTGGCAGCACTTGATTGCATACCGGCGCCAATTAAGCCAGCGCCAGCCCCCAACAGTAGTGCGGTTCCGGTTCCAATTGCCATTATTTCAACTCCTTAATGAACGTTCTTTCAAGCGGCCTGAAGCCAGCCCGAAAGTAAACTTTTTCCATTGCTGCTGCGCGTTCATCCTCTAATGCAATCATAAACAGCGCCCTTGCGTTTTTATTCTTTGCCCAGGCTTCAATTTCCCTGAACATTGCTTGACCAATACCGCTGCCCCTGGCCGCGGGTGTTAGCCACCACCACAATTCCTGTGCTACCTGGTAATCGGGATTAAAATAAAGCGGGTACAACAAACACGAAGTAACACCCACAATTTCACCGTTTAATTCACCTATTAGCAAAAGAATACTGGTATTTTCCAACGATGCGGACAAAAATGCACGGGTTTTTGGTGCGTCAAAGTCGGCCACGCCAATCATGGGCGACGCGGCATGAAACTGGCCAAGCAATTCAATGTACTTGTCTAAGTCTTCCGCGGTTGCTTTTCTGACGTTCAAAATATACCCCCACCAATTCCGTTGATTGCGGTCAATAGTGTAAAAGTACCTTGCGCTGGCGTTACGTTTCCAATAACAGTATTGTTGATTTCGCCACCATTGATAATTTGATAATTGACCGTCTGCGATACCAATTGCGGGTTTTGCAACCAAATAATCCATTCACGCGATGGCCGACCAGTCGCCTGTTCAATAAACGGCGACGTTGGAAATCGAATGTTGGTTTGGGTGGCCATCAGTTATCACCCGCCGATGCCTTTAAGTTTGCTGACACAATAACGGCCTTTATAGGGTCGCTTACGGCCACTTCAAAAATGCGGTCACGCGCCCAGCCTAAACGGCGCCAAATAGCGCGGTTGGTGTAATTGCCTTGGCGACCAATCCCAACCCAATGTTCATTTGACCAGGTAGAACCGCCATCGTTTGACCAGCGCAACATGGCTTGGGGGTTGTCGCCCTGGCCAGTTGTAAGACCCACGCCAGGTTGAAATTGGATTTGAAATTCCTCAAAATACTGGCGCTGCAAGTCGGTCGTAATGTGCGGGGCGCGACGCAACCGCCGAATTGTGTTGCCCGCGTCGGTGTATGCGTCGTAATCCAGGCTGTAAATTTTTCCGTTTTCCCAATCGCCTACCAGGTTTTTGTTAGCAAACGCGATGCCGCAATTGGCGCGGTGGCGGTGATACGTGGCCGTTGGGCTGTCCCAATATAGCCATTTGTGCCATTGTTGGGTGGCCAAGTCGTAAACCCAAGTCAGGTCGGCATTTGGAAATGTAATGACGTAAAACTCGTGACCCTCGACTTGGTAAGTCCAGGCGCGGGCGTCGGTTACGTTAATGCCCACCAGGCTGTTTTCAACCGCGTGGGTGGACAAACGTTTGTATTCGTAGCCTTGCATAATGCCAATGGTCGCCGTGCCAAGGGTGTCACGGGCCAAAAACATAAACGAATCAGCATAACGGGCCACGGAAAACGCGGCGCCGCACCCGTTTTGCGATGATGTACCGGAAACTCGCTGAAACGGAAATGTTAGCAAACCGGAAATTTGGCTACCCACGTCCACCCAAACTTCGGTGGTCACTTCGCCAAGCAAATACACCTGGCGATGGTCAACAATTAACGACACAATAGGATCGGGCGAACCGTTTTTTGTGCCAAACCAGGCTTGCGTAGATAGCGGCGAATCTAAATCAGTTGATGACCAATTTTGCGTGTTGGGTTTGTTGTAAATCACATATCCGTCCACAACATCGGTAACGGATGCACCTTGCCAGGGGCCATCGGTTAATGGTAACTGCACAAACGTGTTGGAAAGCACTTCGTAATAGTAACGATTTGTGCCGTCCACAATGTACGCGGTTAGACCCTGGGTGGTCATTTGGTTGTCGGAAATTGACACCGGCCCTGTGTTGGTGGTTAACGTTCCAACTTGGGTATAACCCAGGCTAGTATCAATCCGGTACACGCGATTGCCGCACACGGCAATTGCATATTGAAGGCCGGACAGCGCCCGCATCCCACGCACTTCCGCGGAAATCGGAAACGTGATTTCGGTCACCAGTCCAGGGGTAGGATACAGCGCAACAATACCGCGTTCACCTGGCTGTTTAGTTGGGTCGATTTCGGGGTAATAATTGATGCACTCTTGGTCATCTTGGTAGATTGACCTAGTGGTGTACGACGCACCGACAAAACCAAAATCAGGCATTAGTTAAATCCCCCGTCCAGGATAAACGCAGCGTCCTTTGGTCGTCCGGTCATCAGTACGTCCGGATATTTAGACACTTGCGGCGGCTTCATGTTGGTACGTTTGATTGTAGCCTTGGCCTGTGCCGCGTAAGCGGTAATTTGGCCAACTTGGGTTTGGTTGACTTTGCCAAACATGGGCATCAATCGTTCGGCCAAACACCAGCGCAACGCCATGTTGTAACCTTGGGGAAATTGCAGCGTTCCGTACAAATCGCCAAATTCACGAAAAATAGTTTGCGTAAACAGGTGCAATTCACCTTGGGCTGGGTTTGGCCAAACGTAAATGGTTCCCAGCAACTCGGACGGCTGATAATAAATGGCTTTAGGCCACGGGCCGTTTAACGATTTCAAACCAATGGATTCATATTCTTCCAGGCTCAAAATGCTGATTGGATAATCCAAACCGCCGCCGTAAATAGGAACACCATTTGACGTTGTACTGACGCGCACAAATGCGCTTTCAATAGTCAGGGGGCGTTCGTAATACGCGGTAATTATTTGACTTACCACGGGCGTTGTATGCGTTCTGCTGACGGTGTATGTGCCGCCTTCGTTGACGTTGCCACCAGCGCCAGTTCCAAAGGCCACAATAGTTGTTCCAGCCAACACACCGGAACCCGTCAGGGTCATGCCAATTGTAATGGCGCCGGACGTGACTGCGTTGGCTGGAACGGTTAAGGTTGTGCCGCTGATTGAGCCGGTGAATGTGGCCCCAACATTACCACTTGGCCCGATGGTGTATTGAACCTGGTTTTGAACACACGGAAAAATGATTTCGGTTCGATAGAACACCATCATGTTTTCGTTTGACCATTGGGCGATCATGTCGTTCAGCATATCCAGCCCGTCCTGGGCTTCATCTGCTGTCGGGTTTTCGCCCGATGCCAACGCGCCGATGTCTTTCATGGCGCGGGTGATAACGTCGTATGGGGTCGTCATTTCAAATCCCTTTTGCCAAAATATTTATTGAAAAATTTTTTCACGAACGCCTTGTTACATGATTTCAAGATTAAATACTTGCAAATCTGCACCATTCTCGGTGTAAAGATTTAATGAGGCTTGTGTAGTATCTGCTGGAGGCACGAAATACAACATAAATGGCGCCCAAACTGTCCCCAAGTTAAACGCGGTATCTGCACCGTCATAAAGGCTAATTTGTGCATCAATTCCCGATGCAACTCCCGCAAAATCAAAGTAATTCAGTCTAATTTTAAGATTTGACCCAGTACTACCAGTTTTTGACCAACCTTTTAACAAATAAGGACGTTGGGGCTGCACGTTAAACAAGGTTGATGTTGCTTGAATGACAACACCAGCACCAGTCGCAGTTAACCGCAATGCTGCGCTTACCGCAAGCCCTTCGATGGTTGGCAATCCAACGGTATAACTTCCCCAACTTGGGCTACCACCAGGCGTTGCAAATGTAAAACCACCGCTTGATGCGTTTCCATTAACGCCATAAGCGGTAATGGTGGTATTTGCCAAATCAACTTCGCCCATCAATAAATTGTTTTTTTCGTCAATTTTTACAGACCCAAGTCGTGGGTATGGATCAACACCGCTGTGCGATGTGTACCAGCAATTTTTAAACACGCTGCGGCAACCAAGCACCAATGCGTTGTATGTGCCGCCCTGTGTCATGTTGGAATCGCCAAACTCAACATTTTCAAAGTTGGCAATAAAAGCGTTATTGACAGATGTTGATGTGCCGTTGCTAGTAACAACTTTCAAAACTGGCTGACTAGACGATGTTCCGTACCCGCGACGAAGAAAAGCATCGCTTACAATAAGTTCACCGTCTGCGGTGTCTGATATTCTAAAAAAGTTGCTGCTGTCGTTGTTTAAACCCCAATTACAGTCGTTACAAATACGTACTGTTGCACGATTGTAAATTCTTATTGGGCTTTTCGATTCCATGATCGCACCCATAATGTTTAAAGTGGCAAGTTCTGCGGAACAAAGTTCACCTGTTGTTGATTCAATATTCGCCACTTCGCCACCAACAATAGTCAATTCACCCTGTTTAAGTCTAAATGCTGATAAATTGCCTTCATTTGTGGCCGGTGATGGTGTCCATGCGGTGTTCTTTGGGTTAAGAACAGGCTGCATAAAAGACAGTTTGCCGTTGGGCTGGCGCATATAAACGCAAGTAATACAATCGCTAATTTGCAAGTTTGTAACAAAACTTTCGGAAACTGGGGCGTTTACTGCTTCGCCGTCAGGCAATACAGCGGGCGGTGAAAAAGGCGGTATGACTGCTTGCGATGGAAGCGCACCGATACAAAAACCAATCAAACATCCTGAAATAGTAATATCTTGCAAATTCATAAATCCTGGATACCAAACGCTTACATCGTTTGTAAACCAATGCAAACCGCATTCGTATGCTTCGCTTTGATCGCCGCTTAATGTAAGACCAAAAATTTTGCTGCCGCCAGTTTTAATTTGCATAACTGAGGAACCGCTGCCAATTCCACGAATTCCAGCACCATAAAAATCATAAACTGATCCATTTCGATTACCCGTGGTTCCAATCGTAATTTGTGTTACGCGATAATCGCCAGGAGGAAATTTCAAGTATTTTGGACGCCCACTTTCGGTGTAATTAATGGCATTTTGAACCGATGTTGTAACGTCCAAATACGAATTTGTTTTGACGGCTTGAATTTCCGCATCTGTCATAAAGTCATACACGCTGACAAATTCTTGCAATTTGTCATGTACGGTTCGACCATAGGTGTTTGGAATCTGACCAGCCTGATTGGCCTGGTGATATCCAACCAACGCATCGCCCTTGGCCACGTTTGAATTATTGGCAAAATCAGCGTATATCGCTTGAAAATCGTTAATGCCTTCAATATCATCCATCGACCAAATTTGGTTTCCGGTGCTGTCTTTTAAAACAAATTTATAGGCAAGACTTGGGGTTAACCAAATTTCATTTGATGGTCGGCCAACAGAATTTAATTGCACCGGATTAGCGTTTGCAATGTTTCCAGCAGCGGTGGTGTAAGTCGTTTGCGGCGTGGTCGTTCCAGCCGCATATGAATACAGCAAACCACCAGCCAGCGGGTCGCCATTGTCATTAAAAAATTGCCAGCCAGCGCCGCCAAGTGGTGAAAGATTTACACTCATTTCTTTTCCTTTTCTTTACGCAATCTTGACAATAATCTTGGCCCGACCATCAGGTTCAATTGCGATTACGCGACCAATTGCGGATTGATATTGTTCAAACGTTGGATTATTAACCGCCGCCCCTGAAATTCCATCATTTTCTTGTATTGGCACAATGTATTGTCCAGGTGCAGCGTTCATTACATTAACCGGCACTTGACCACTAAATGCAATACGATCAACCTTTTGGCGGGCTTCTTCCATCCTAGCCTTCCAATCAGCGTGTTTAGGCTGCCAAATGGCCAAGGCTATTTCATACTTGGCTTTTTCATCATCCGTGGCATTTTTGGCCAAAATTGGCGCTTCAGGATATTGTTCTATAAACCAATCATCACCGCCGACATAAGATGGATTCGTTGATTTCACAACAAATGTGATTGCCTCGGCAAATTTATTGGTCAACAATCCATGTTCGTTGATTCCGCAAATTTCACCTTTGCTGATAACAAAGTCGCCACATTTTGTCATGTATTCGGCATAGTCAGCGCCGTTGGCATTGATTGATCCAGCCGCATTGATTGATCGTGTGCTACCGCTGTCTTTGTTTACAGTTACCAAGCAAGCGGTTGCATTTGCGCCGGTAGCAACACCATTGACTGTTCCGCTTCCACCTAAGGAAATGGCAAAATTAGTGCTTGATGTGTTGTTGTAAACAATTAACGGGCCATTACCATTTGATCCAAGGATATACAAATCACGATTTGGGCTTGACGTTCCAACGCCTAAATTAGCGCCATCAAAATACAAATCAGGATCGCTGTTAATTCCGCTAGTTGCATTTCCGTACAACACTCGCCCTGACGTAAACGTCGTTTGCCCCGTGCCACCATTTCCAACAGGCAACGTGCCGGTTACGCCGTTTGACAAATCAACTTGCGACCAAGCGGGATTATTGCTAGTTCCCGTGTTGGCTAAATAACGCGTTGCCGTTGTATTTTTTGCAAGGGCAACAAG